CCTCTGCCTCCTCCTCAACCTTCTTGGCAGCCTCTGCCTCCTCCTCAACCTTCTTGGCAGCCTCTGCCTCCTCCTCAACCTTCTTGGCAGCCTCTGCCTTCTTAGTATTTGTTTTATTGTTGCTTATTTGATTAGTTGCCTCTTTGACTATATCTTGCTGTTTTTCATTTTCAACAATCAATTGTATATTTTCCACACTGGTTGTAGGAGTTAGTTTTTTACTGGCCATAATTTTTTGAATATGATCTTCCATATTATCAACTATTATATATTATGCAAACAAATAAAAAAACTTGTAAAAACGACTATGTATATTTATCTAAAATACTCTTCGGGAGCAAAGTATCCTGTAAAAGTTCTAGTTTCTTGAAACACTTGTTGATTGTAACTTCACTAACACCTGAAACATTCTTAATTTCGTTTTTTGATATAGTAAGATTACAATTCACTGCTACGAAATAAATAATACCTGCCGAAATAGCGTGCGGAATATTATCTGGTATAATATCATTCTTTTCTATTTTTAAAGCAATGAACTTAGATAACATCGTTAATTCTTGATTGAATTGTAATTTGCTGCAGTGTCTTTCTATAAATGAACTCGGTAACGACGAGCATAAATCAGTTTGTTTTGATGGTTCGACACCACGTTCGATATTATGTAATATATTCACAGCAACACTACATCCAGTAGTAGCACTGGTTTTATCCAATTTAAATATGTCTGCGATTTCGTGCGCATTTCGCGGACAACCATTCAGACGACACGACAGATATATAGACGCAGATTTAATACCATCGCGATTAAGACCCCTAAACATCTTTTGTTCGGATATGTCTTTGTGTATTGAGATAGCATCGTCTATAAATATTTTAGGTATGTTTGCGTTTTGCGCCATTACTGTAATAAACTGGAATTCGTCATATAACGATTTTTCGCGATGTGGCATAGACTGCCATTCGGTCCATTTACGTATTTTTTTCATTTCATAAGAAGATTTATTTCCACATAATATTTTACAACCGAATGATGACTGAACCAGCAATGGATTTATTGGATTTCCACACCTCGACGGGTCTTTTGCGTTTCTATCTTCAGCACCATAAAATCTCCATTCGGGTGAATAATCGAGAATTTCCCTGAAAATAACTCCACAAGATGTATCAGAACACGTAGGGAAGCCGTCGTCCATCGTGATTAATTTGGCATCGCATTTTTTACAATATAGTCCTTCCTTTTCGTATACACATTCTACAGGTGTCTCGTCTGATATATTTTGTGTTACTATTTCTTCTTTGTCGGTATCAAAAATGTCCCATATTTTTGATTTTTCGACAATCGTTAAATCATTTTTTTTCTTTTTTGTTTTACGATTTACAAGAGAAACCAAGCGTGGTTTAGATGCGTTATCGTTAGTATCTAAACTTGCTACCGCCAACATGTTATATTAATCTATTATAATTCATATATTTTTTAAACGCAGATGTTTCAATTTTTAAATATTCCGATACTATAGTAGAAAAAATGAATAAGTTTGCAGATATGGCAAAAAAGGCAGAAGGTATGGCAAATAAGGCAGACGATATGGCAAATAAGGCAGACGATATGGCAAATAATGCAGAAGGTATGGCAAATGATATCACAAATAATGCAGAAGGTATGGCAAATAATGCAGAAGGTATGGCAAATAATGCAGAAGGTACAACAATCGGTGTTGGTGTACTACCACAAGATGAAGATAAAGAACTGGATGTAATAGACCAGATACGTTGTGCAAATCATTTTTCATACAAAGACGAAGGTCATACAAAACGAGTTGTCAAGAGACAATTAGATAAGCTTTGCGACCAATTGCAAACACTATCAGACCTAATAAAAGAAAATTTAAAAACAACGTTTAGTAAAATTTTAAAAAAACGAATTACAAAGAGTGTTGCGTGTATTACAAAAAATATTACTTTAGAAAAAATACGGGAACGACCTGAATATATTAGTGAAACATTTGAAGAAAATGAAGAGTCGGGACAGAATAAAAAAACGAATTTGGTAAAAACAGATATCCAGGTTTATGTCAGTGATTTGGTTACAATGATAGATAACAAATATAAAGAAATGGACGGCGATATATGTGCCGAAGATACTAAACAGGATGACGAAGATGATTTCGATGACGAAGATGATTCCGATGACGAAGATGATTCCGATGACGAAGATGATTCCGATGACGAAGGTGATTCCAATGACGAAAATATGTCGGCTGAAGATAAAAATAAAAAAATTACAGAATTAAAAACAAAACAAAACAAACTCCAAACAAAAGAGAAACGTATAACGAGTAGATTGAATAGTTTGGAGAGTTCATTAACAAACAAATCTGAACCTGAATCTGGATCTGAAATGACGGGAGGCAAAGAATCATTAGATAATAAGGAAGTAAATGTTGTTACAAGTTTTATGAAAACAGAATTTATCTCTGACACAATGTTATTAACTGTTGCTGAAGAATTGTTTGGAAAAAAAGTTACTATCGTAAAATCGGTTAAAAAAAGAATTGAATTAATTAATGAAATATTTAATAATTTTCCAAAAGAATTGATAGATGAAGTTCAAGTTCAATTCAATAATTTAATTACCGAGAATAACAAACAACTGAAAGATATTTTAGATGAACATATGAAACAAGTGACACCTAAATTTCAGAATACACTACCACCTCCACCGCAAGATAACAAATCGAATGATTCGAATGACCCCAACGTAACAGCAGGTGGCAAGAAAAGAAAAACACGCAAATCAATTGTTTTACGAAAAAAAAATAAACGTCTCACACAAAATCGTAAATTAAGAAAATGAGACTTTTTTTTCGATTTTTTCAAACATATCGTTCGTATATACTAATTTGCCAGTCGGTTTATAATCATTCGTGTCATTATATTGCTTTGCCTCTTTTTGTAAATTATTTTGATTGTCGTTAAACATACCCGAATTGGGGTCATTTGTATCGTGTTCATCTTCTTGTTTGTTGTGTTTTTCTATAATATTCCCATGTTCATCAATGTTTTTTCCAGTTTTCTTTCTTATTTCATCGCGAACATAGGATGGTATCCATTTCCCCCAAGAAATAAATAGTGTATTTGGATGAATATATCTTACGTGGAATCCATCTTCTTCTAATTTTGCAACTAAATATCCGGTACAATCGCCATTGTTATATATAGGTTCTCCAAAAATGAATTCGGGAACATTAAACCATATATGTGTTTCGTTGGTTCGAGCACGAGAAGTAAATTTTATACGTTTTTGAACTCGGTTCAAAATTTTATTATAAATAGAAAGCTGCCGTAAGTCTCTTTTTTGTCGTTTTTCGAATAAGCCATCTATATCTATTTTATTATTGTTATCATCTTCATTTGTATATAAAAAATAGGACATTCTCAAATCACCTTATTATATTGTTACAAAGAAAAAACATAAACGAATACAACGTAATACAAAGTAAATGGGTACTAAAATCGAACAGAAAGAAACGAAAGAAACGAAAGAAACGAAAGAAAAAACTAAAATACGCCATATAGTTTGTTCTGGTGGAGGAGTAACTGGTCTCGTATTTTATGGAATTCTGAAAGAAACTCATAAACAAAATGTATGGAAATATGAAGACATTGAAACATTATATGGCACGTCCGTCGGTTCAATTATACTAACATTATTATCATTGGAATATGAATGGTCTGTAATAGATGATTTCATTATAAAAAAACCTTGGAAAAATGTGTTTAAATATAATATTTATTCCATATTAGATTCTATACAACAAAAAGGTGTCTTTACAATAAAAGTAATTGAGGATATGTTGCTACCGTTTTTTAAGGGTAAAAATATGGATGAAACGATTACCCTTTTAGAATTATACGAAAAAACCAAAAAGGAGTTACATATCTACGCAACAGAAACAAACGAAAATTCATTAGTCGATTTTTCATATAAAACACATCCAAATTGGCGGGTAATAGATGTAGTATTTGCGTCTTGTTCGATACCAATTATATTTACACCTTTAATCAAAGGAAAGCAATGTTTTTGCGATGGTTCAGGGAAGTTACATTATCCATTAGTCCGATGCATAGAACAAAACCCAAATATTAATATGGATGAAATATTAGGGATCCGTCAAAATATGATTACAAATACCCAGATATATGAGGGGGATGAAAGCACATTATTTGATTATATCGGTCATTTGATGCGTAAATTAATCGAAGACAGTAAAGAGGAAACCATAGATATCGATATAAAAAATGAATATATTGTAAGTTCAACCCACGTATCATTAGATGATATAATAGAGTTCTCTACTAATCAAGACTTGCGAATGAAATTAATACTTGATGGAAAAGTCATTGTAGATCAACAAATTCCGTAAAATGTATAGATAGTATGATAAATCTATACATTTTGTAATGCGATTATTCTTGCAATACGGTTTCTACAAAATATGTTAACGAATCTACATTGATTTTTGAATCAAACTCAATATCTTTACCGTTTTTAGTTAGTTTTACTGTAGGGAAAGACTCAATATTGGGACAAATTTCTTCACTTTCACATTCGACATCCTTACATTTTAATGTGTAATTATTGATACGTTTGTTGTTATATTGTCTACGGAAATTTTCCCATTCGGGTTGGGCGGTTTTGCAATGAGGGCACCAATCCACGTGATAAAATGTGATTACAACTTCCCCATTATCACTTACACCAGCTTCCCCAGTATCACTTATATTTTTGGAATAAAATGGCTTATAATAGGTTTCATAACCGTATCTAGCAAGAATGAAAAATATAGCCACCGCAATTGCTGCTATAATGTAACTTCTAAAATTCTTAATATATCCAAATTTTTTTTGTATAACCTCGTAGAATGTCGACATATCTATATATTATCATATTATTTTTTTATCTGGCAAATAACGAATCGCGTAATACAAACGACTAAATCAAAATTTAGTAAATCTTCTTTTCTAATGATTGTATAGTAGAATGACAAAGAATAAAACACGAAAAAAAACGTATTCAAAAGAGGATTATAGTAGCAATGATGGTATGTTAACTAGTGTTTGGGGTCCTGGATTATGGCATTATCTACATACAATGAGTTTTAATTATCCAATCAAACCCACTTGCAATGATAAAGTCAGTTATAAAAATGTTATATTAAACTTGAAAAATACTTTACCGTGTGGGAAATGTCGTAAGAATTTATGTAAAAATTTAACAGAATTGCCGTTGACAGACAAAGTTATGACGTCGCGAGAGACATTCTCGCGTTATATTTACAAATTACATGAATTAATTAATAAAATGCTTAATAAAGTATCTGGTCTTTCCTATAACGATGTTCGAGAACGATACGAACATTTCAGAGCGCGTTGTAGTATACCATTTGATAAGATTGACATATTGCCTACGGTGGATAAAATGGAAGATGGATGTACTGAACCATTGTATGGTAACAAATCAAAATGTATTTTAAAAATTGTTCCTGCTACTACCAAGTGTGAAACTCTTGAAATAGATAAAACGTGTATCAAGACAAAGAACTAGGTAACAATCAAATCGGACATCGTTTTTGGAATGTTTAGAAAGTTTCATTTCTACACTTTCCACCACATAGATATAATAGGCGAGTTGCTGTTTTTTTATGCGAAGATATAATATATAAAGAATTCATAATGAAAATGTCGCAAAAAGTCAAAAACGAACCTATTAATATGAATGAACAAACAAAAGAAGTAGCGTTTGAAGGTCTTCACAATGAAAAGAATGACGAAATCGCTACTATACCATTTTGGAGCGATAATCCCAATATATTATTTCATAGTTCTTATTTATTTGAATTTTTTCCTATTGAAGCAATGTCATACGAACAAAAACTCAATGCGGTAACCCGAAGTGTTATTATACTTACTCTGGTCGGGTTCTTACTATCTACAAATGTTCGTACAATAATTGTTGGCATAGTCACTATTGTTGCTATATTCATAATGCATTTTTATCACGAAAAAGAAAAGAAAACAAACGCGGATAAGAAACCAACAATCGATATAAAAGAAAATTTTGAGAGTCCTGCAGTAGCTTATTTAAACGAAGCAAATAAGCAAGTGTCTGATGATGTTTTTTCAGGAATGGACGTAAGTAATCCATTTAACAATGTTTTAATGGATGATTATAAGTATAATCCTAATAAAAAACCCGCACCTCCTGCTTTTAATTCAAACGTAAATGACAGTATATTGGCCACCGCAAAACAGGCGGTTATTGACTCGAATCCGGATCAACCAGATATTGCAGATAAATTATTCAAAGATTTAGGAGATGAATATGTTTTTGAACAATCACTACGTCCGTTTAATTCTAATCCTTCTACTACTATACCAAACGACCAACAATCATTTGCGGATTTTTGTTATGGCAGTATGGTGTCGTGTAAAGAAGGTAATGAGTTTGCTTGTGCCAGAAATCAAACCAGACATACCAATTATTAGAAAAATAATTTTGATATTAATTATTTTTCTCACCACAAAATTCCTTCTCTACCTATATTATAATAGTGAATATAAGATGTCATCTGTAAATTCATACATGTTTAATAATACCGGTCGTATTGGTTCCGATGTAGGTGAACAAACACAAAACAATCTTCATAATACTCGTTTCGCAAATCACACATTGTCTAATTTTTTTAGCAATAATACCAGTAATAGTCACGTTCAGTTTGCGGTTAAGCAACCAACAATGTCATTTAGTGGTATTTCTCACGGCAATGGATTGAATGCGAGTGTTGTTGATGCTGAATCCAAATTAGTTATCAAAACCGAACAAACAAATCCCGCTGAGAAATTACAATTATTTCAACGTCCTTTTGCAACTGTTCCTTATTTAGGACGCGGTAGTTGTGACCCATCTATTGAATCTCAACTTCAACAGGGTGAGAACGTTACTGATAAGAAAAGCACGTCTACTATTATGGACAAGTCATTCACCCAGTACAGTCTATACCCGGTTGATGACAAGATGGAGCAACAAGTTCGAGATGCGTCACATACGGTTGAAGAGGCAGCATTAGATGGTTGGGTCCGCGGCGGACAGACTACCCGCGAGATGTCTAATGATGATGTAATGAAAGCACAAAATCGTCCCAATACTTTACTATAATCTTGTCAATTTATTTCCTATAGGTCTTCAAATGTGTGTATATATAATTTACACATTTGATGTAAATTATATCACTGTCAATATAGAGAATATATTTTTTACAAATAAAATGATACAAATGTTATCGGGTGATAATGTATATAACTATTGTATACAATGGGTGATAGCATTGACCCAATTATTGAACCAATTATTGAACCAATTATTGAACCAATTATTGAATCAAAACATATTCAACCTGTATTCAAAGTTTCTCTGGTTGGTTCTCAAAACGAGGAAAATATTTTCAATATAAAACAAACAATTCTGTTTCAAGGTAGAACTATTGAAGATACAAACGTTTCCAGTTATTTTAGTGATATAGAAAATACAAGCAATAAATTAAATTCTACGAAAATATCTACAACTACACAATATATACATCGCGATGATACGTTACACGGGATAAAAAATAAAATTATAAAGGAATTGGGTGTAAACGATGTATGTTACGATGAACTCTATTTGTTTGCGAAAGTAGAGGACAAATTGAATTTATATTATATTTATTCAAATCTAACGCGTAATGATACTGTTGATTTTACCCACTCCATGTTAGAAACTCTCGCGAGAAACTTACGAATTAATTTAAAATTATATCATATTCCTATACAAAGCACATATACTTTTGAATTGTTATATAGACACTTGTATAAAGAGTTTGAAAAAAAACAGTCATATTATATTCCATTAGGTCAGCGATTTCCCAAGTTCAATAATTTTTTATTCTCATCAAACCCATACGATAATATATCGGACACAGAGAACCCGTTCAAATTAACAAGCGATAATCCATTACAAACCTTTGACAATACTTTATTGTTAACATATGGTATGATTTTGGACAATTCCATATATGTTGCATTAATAAAAGATGTCTATGAGTATACGCAAATATCGAAATATGATTATACTTATATTACAAGTTTATATTATCCATTACTCGGAACAAAAGGAATTGATACATATACAAAATATAATGAGCGACATATGGAACTAATAGAAAACAACAAAGAAAATATTGACAGTAATTTTGAAAATTATAACAATAAAATAGATACATTACGCGAAATCTATTACACGCCGCAGAATGAACGCTTATCTTATGATAAGCGTGGTATAAAAAATTTCCATTTCATCATTCATCCAACTTCGCAAGTGAAGTTACCATTAGACATTATATTTAAAAAAATCCACTGTACGAAGAGTATGCCTTTTATAAAATACAACCCAGGTTTTCGAAAAGAGAACATGTATCGTTTATATTCACTTCTTACATCAAAATCCGGTCAAAAAGTACCAGAGGTAAATTCATCGAAAATAAAAACATATTCAAAGACGATGGGTAAAAACAATCAACAATTGTCGTGTCTTCTTCTAATAGATTATAAAGATAATGATGGGGACGAACACGTCGTGGAAGTTGTTATAGATATAAATGCGAACGGAGATATACATATTGTATGTAATAATATTGAATACATTGACAAGGACAAATTAGATATATTTTTGAACGAAAATATTAATAGTGTTCTGAATGATATCAATGGATTTCTTCAGACCACTGGTGGATACAAACTGGATTTGTTCAACACGTTCAATGACACAAACATTGAAATATTATCTCTTGTCTATATGACACAATTGATTTTGAATAAAAAGATGAAGTTTGATAGCAATAAACAATGTATTAGTTCGTTCTTTGACGTGATAACAGAAAACCGAAATGGAAAAGAAAATGTAATCGAACTAAGATACAAACGTGTTGAAAATTACAAACTGATGGACGCAGTTAGTGCGTTATTGCATGATATTTATAGCAAAGGTGAGGATGACGATAATGTTATGATGAAATTATTAATGGATAAATTCACAATGACGAAAGAAACAGCGTTAGACAAAATAAAGGACTATTTTAATACATATACACTTGTTAATGGAGAATGGGCGAATAAAGGTGTGAATGTGGTGGAACATCCAGGGTTCATAAGTTATATTCGAATAGTGGAGAACAATAATACTGCTCTTTTATCAATCAATAATATTAATAATATTCTATATATAAATGAAATAGAACAATATATTGATAGTTTTTTTAGAATTTCTCAAATGCCAGAAAGCATAAAGGTTTCGACCAAAGATATTTGTTCTAGTAAAGAAATTATTGATAAACAAGTAGATATGGTAGTCGGTCCCAAAAACATAGTTGCTGTTATACCAGAAGATGAAGATGAAAGTGATTTGGATGATGAAGATGAAAGTGAAGATGAAAGTGATTCGGATAATAACTTTATATTTTTTTCAGACGAAGAGGACGATGAAGAGGATGAAGATGGTTTTGAAAAAGAACTGGAAGAAGTTGTGGAAGGCGAAAATGATTTGAAAGGTGGTGTAAAAAGTAATATTGATCGTAAAGATTATACAAAAACGCAAAAAAAGAGACAAGATAATTTCGCATATGACAGATTAAAACGATACGCGCCTAAGTTGATTATACTGTCTGACACAAAAGACGACAGTGACGGTACAAACAAAATCAAATACAAGGCATATTCACGAAGTTGTGCTGCAAGTATGGGAAAACAACCCATTATATTATCTGACAAGGAAAAAAAAACATTAGATGACATGGCAGATGATAAAGGAAAATCTTATACATATGCTCTTAAATACGGACCGGACAATAAAGACAAATATTGGTATATATGTCCCCGATATTGGTGTAAATCAGAACAACGACCTTTAACCGAAAAAGAAGTAAAGGATAAGGTATGTGACAGTCCGAATGATATAGTCGAATTTTCAAATAAAGCTAATCATTTTGATGAAAATGGGAACTATCAACATTTTGTGCCGGGTTTTTTTGATAAAAGTGAACACCCCAAAGGATACGGAATCCCTTGTTGTTTTCGTAAAAAGTGGGAGTCAACACAATTAGTAAATCGACGTATCGAACAAAATGTAAATGAAGACACGGACGTTACCAAGGGGACCGTAAAACACAAAACAGAAGAAGAGAAAACAGAAGAAGAGAAAACAGAAGAAGAGAAAACAAAAAACAAAACAAAAGTTCAATCCAACAAATCTAATTACATAGTCGACTCTAATAAAAAGGTAGGATTCGAGAAATTTGGATATCTTCCTATAAATGTATTATCATTATTTGGAATGAACCCATCACATTCAAATTCTATTACTGTCGGTGAAAAAACCTTACTACGAAATGGTGTTCAGACCAGCGAAGCTCAATCATTTATAAGTTCAATCGCAAATATATACGGTTACAAAAAAAATATGCGTAAACCACCAACAATCGAAGAAATGCGTAACCTAATCGCAGACTCGATTACATTTGATGATTTTTTACAATATTTTAATGGTAACTTGACTTCAGTATTTATACCAGTTCAAATATCCGTAAATGATACTGAAGAATATAAATCGTCCAATTATTACATTAATAACATTAAAGACAAATCGAATGTGGTTTCTTTGAAAATGTTCCAAAATCGTATTGCGTCGTATAAACATTTCTTGCAATATTTAAGGGATGTGGATTCGTGGATCGACCATACATATCTATGGGATGTAATTTCTACAAAAAACAAAGTTCTTTTCCCAGACGGTATAAATTTACTCATTATAGCAATTCCTGAAAATGATATCACAGATAATATAGAACTTATTTGTCCAACAAATACATATAAATCTCCATTATATGATGACAAATTGGATACGATAATACTTTTGAAAACACAATCCAGATATGAACCTGTATTTTCTTACCAGAAAGTTATTGATAACAACAAAACGACTACTGTGAATAACCCATTTTTCAAGAAAGATGATTTTATTGGTACACCAATCGAAGAAATGAAAGATACTATCAATAAACATTGTAAACCATTTCCAAGTATGAGAAATGTATATACATTTAAACAAAACTATAATGTGAATAAAATAGTAGACATTTTAATTGCGAACCAATATTATATACAAAAACAAGTGACAAATTACAGTGATAGACTTATTGGTTTGATTGTTTCTGAAACAAAAGAACATACGAATGGTGTATTTGTTCCTTGTTCGCCTTCAGGTATTATTAAGGATAAATCGATTATTCGTATGGACGAAGTTGTTTGGACTTCTTATGCGCGGACAACTGAATTTCTAACGCAACTTTCTAAGAATACACGTAAACAAATATTATCCAACCCGGTTTTCAAAGTAATTGAGGATGAACTAATTGTAGGCATCTTTACCGAAACAAATCAAATGGTTCAAGTAGACCCGCCTATACAAAATGATGTTATTGACGATATACCAGAATATAATGTGTCTGGATACAAAGATAATGGTTATTATGAAGCAGATAAAACAATTATGACAAGTGATAAAATTGACGATGCACGTATAGATACGATAAAGAATATTAAGCTGGAAACAAAGTTTTATATTTCTTTTAGAAACACATTGCGTATTGTTTTTAAAGACCCCACACACGGTGATAAACGACAGTCGTTGGTTGACGCACTCGACAACCCAAATTATCTATATCAAGTAAAACTTAAAAAGATTGTATTAATCGTTCGTAACATTTTAAAACATTATGTTTCGTTTGATAAAATAGGAGAAGAATTGTTGAATAGTATTACTGAGATGACTGAATGTATATCCGGTTGTTCCAATGAAAAACAATATTGTTTATTGAAAGATAATGATTGTACGTTAATTATACCTAACAAAAATTTAATTACAAACGCGGACAACGAAATATTTTATTATTTGAAAATAGCGGATGAACTTATACGTCATAGTCGCGTTCGAATGTTTTTATTAGAACCAAATAAATTTTTAAATATCGGGAAGATTGATTATGAAATAGATAAAAATGAAATTCTACTTCTACAAAGTACCCTTGATGGAGGTTACCTTGATAATCTGAAAGGTAGGAAGGATACAGAAAAGATACCAACCATTACATATGATTTTGCACATCCAATTATAAGTGACAACTATTCTAATGCGATTGAATATAACCCAAGTGAGATCATAATCGACAAAGAAGATAATATACAATTCAACAATAATTGTATAAAAAAAACGGGTCTTGTCATTGGAAATGTGGGACAAGGTTCTAGTTATTGGAAAAACGTGTTTCACATAAATTCAAAAGAAATCCAATATAATATTGATAACAAGTGTAATTTTTACATAATATTACATATATTGCATGACATGAAACGCATAAATACGAATATACTCGATAACGACTTTATTAAAGATATAAAAGAAAAATTAGTGAAAGGATACAATGAATTATTGCCAGAATACAAAAAACAGATTTATAATATTCTCAAATTACAACACGGTAAAAAAGAGATGGTAAAACAATTAGAAAAAAATCAAATTGAGTTTGAAACACTCATACAAAGTGAAGAATATTTTTTGACTGAACTTGACTTATGGATATTAGCAATCGAATTAGAATTACCGATTGTACTGTTTTCTAAAAAGGATCTGAAACAATTGAATTTAAATATAACCTGGTTATTCTTAGATCGGGGGGATTTGAAAGGACATTATTATTTTATACGGTGTCCTTCGTTGAAAAAAGACCCTCTCAATACAAATAAAGTACTACATCCTGATTTTCATTTGATATTACCCGCACAACGAGTGAACGATATGGTAAATAACGCTGAAGAACCTGTTAAAACAGATGATAAAGTGCTTACAGAAGAAGCTAAACAAAAAAAAGAAGCTAAACAAAAAGAAGAAGCAAAGAACTTTGAAGAACGTGTAAATGACCTGACCAACGTCCAAGGCACTATCGATATAAAAGATCATTTTAATAATTTGGGATAAATTCGGCATAATAAATGTATTTGATAAAATTACAAAATGATAAGATATGAAAATTATATTATCATTTCCGCATAATCGGAATCGAACCGATGACAACTCGATATTCTACTAATATGTATTAGACTACTACAGTCGAGCGCTCTACCAACTGAGCTATATGCGGCGATGTGTATCACTACACATATTACTTTGTCCGTTTCTTTTTATGTTACTTACAACAAAAATAATATTATTATTTACACGTTACAATCTACATTAGAATCCAGCATCATATCCATCATCGCACATACCAGTATCTTCGCCAACTTTACACAAATCGCAAGGAAGAAATAGAGATATACACCTTTGAACCAAATATATTTGTCTATATTATGTATAATAAATGGAACATCAACCACTGTTTAAATTTACATCAAACGAAAAACGTATGAAATTTATTGAACATTCATACCCATTTAGAAAACAATTACTACAAATGCCTGGAAATATCCATAAACTAGAATTCGACATAAATGATAAATTAAATGTAATACACGTGGTCGACAACACAACTTCAGTTAATCAGATCGACATCACAGAAAGAGAAGTTAAAGACATACAATATTCTTGTTCTAATACAGGATCCTATAGAATAATAGGAGGTGCGGTTTTTGAACTTTTGAATATGAAATATAACAAGGTTGATTTATTTAAATATACCGATTTAACTAATGATATTGATGTGGCAGTTATTTTGCCCGAAGTTAAAATTACAACTCATTCTACGGAGTTACAAAATGAATTTAATTCTATGCAAATAAGGTTTTATGATATTGATAATAATACTATCAACAATTTTTATCGTAATTATATTAATTGGTATTTTAAGGGAATAGTTGAAGAAACTAAAACTATGCTTCAAATTAACCCACCAACTAATTTATTTGTCGAATTTGATATAAATGAATATAAAATTCATAATATGGGCGATCGTAATAATATATCATCATCTGTGTTATTTTTATCTTATAAAATTGAAAATATATACGTTATTGGATTTTTTAATCCAGCAATGAATAATGATAATGCTGATTATCGTTTTCAGATTGTATGTAAATATAAAGATAATAATGTAGAAATAATAGATCATATGTTGGAATTTATAATTCCTCTACCCAATGTTAACAGTTCAGAAGACGACGATTTTAACCCCATCTCAGATTCTTACTCACCATCGGGATATGATACGATAGAAATAGATGATATAAAGTATATAACGCGCAATATTTATAGTGAAGTCGGTCCACTATTCGACGCAATGCTTGCTTGGAGCGACACCAAACCCGATTTTTATTTCAAAGAAATTAATTACACAGGACGATTTCTTTATTTACTAGAATTAATTTATAAATATCCAGACGAAGACCTCTTTCCACGTAAGTCAATAATATTTTATGACATCCTACATTCACGCATTAGAAAATTAAGAACGATAAGATTCTATAGATATACTACTAATGAAACAGGTGAGAACGAATTTAATATTTGTGATATAGATCTACGATTTATATTTAATTCTTATATAAAAATAAAAGATATATTATATAAACCGGGTGGAAGCAATAGAGATAATATAGTCAGAACATATCATTATTTTAATGAAGTTGTTAACCCGGATGAATTACATGACAAATTTATAGAGCGTTTATTCGATACAGACGCATTGCCTGAGAATTTATTGACATTTCAAGAGGAAGGACAAAGAAAAATAACGGATAATTTTTATAATGGATTAGATATTTTAGATACTCAAACAAAAAAAGAACGCGAAAAACGGGATATACTGCGCGCTCAAACAAAACAAAAACGCGAAGAAAATAAATTAACAAAACAAAAACGCGAAGAAAATAAATTACCAAAACAACACGTGTTGATGGCAGACCAAAATAAAACAATTGCCACGAAATCAAAAAGTCCTTACAGAAAAACGAAATCAAAAAGTCCTTACAGAAAAACGAAATCAAAAAGTCCTTACAGAAAAACGAAATCAAAAAGTCCTTACGTTAAAAAAAATATATCGATAAAAAAAAACAAATCTATTTGATATATGTCAAATGATAACATAACATAATGAAATTATATTATCATTTTCCGCATAATCGGAATCAAACCGATGACAACTCGATATTCTACAACATGTGTTCTACCTACACTACTACAGTCGAGAGCTCTACCAACTGAACTATATGCTGCGATGTGTATGACTACACGTGTTACTTACAACAAAAATAATATTATTATTACACGTTACAATCTACATTAGAATCCAGCATCATATCCATCATCGCACATACCAGTATCTTCGCGTTTAATTGCTTCCAAGTTGTTACGTATATTTATGTTATCAGTAGAACAAATATCAGTTTGGTCTTCGATACCACCAAATAAATTGTCAATTTCGGTGTCTACGTTTGATTTATTTACTTCAATATCTTCCATATTCTTCATCTTTTCCATATCTAAAACTAAACTGAAGTTTCCAGTTCCACCTGTAAATGTTTGACCGGTCATAACGTTCGCAGAAACACCTCGCATATAATCAATATCCGCGTGTCTTGACGCATTCAATAATACTTCTGTGTGAACCTCAAATGTTGACTTTGAAATAGGACCAATATCATCATTTAATATACCCGAACGGAAAATCGCAACCATATCCTCGTTTGATGTCATACGGTCACATAACAAACTGAGATGATGATAATTGATATAGACATCTGAAAATTCCATCACTTCAACAAATTCATTGTAAATCACTTGTCTCGCTGCTTCAATACCCAATACATTAAATATCTCACGAATATCATTACTGTATGTGTTCATCGCATCTATGAAATCTAATGATAATGTCTCTAATAAATTTGATCCGGTGGTATCTAATACCCATATATCTTTGCGGCTATATTTACCATCTTCCTTTCTTACAGAATTTTGAAATTTTCTAGGAATCACATTTGAAATTCCGGTAACGCCACGTAATACAATATTATTCAAAATGTTTTCTTGGAATGTTCTTAAAATATAAATCTCGTCCGTTTGATCCAGTGGTGAAACACTTCCCTTTTTCTTTTTTGCCATCTTGTCGGATATACGAATCCTGAAAACCAGATTGTCAGAATTATAATCAGAATATACACACGATATTTCTTCATATCCACTGTTTGTAATCGCGAAATGGATGTCGTCCATTGTAATGTTTTTATCTAACAATGTCTCGGTATCCATAACTATACGAACCACCCATTTTGACTTATTTGACACAGCACTGGTTCTATCCGTTTCATCCATACATTCATTTGCCATACTTTCAAATTCATAGAACTCATCTAATACTTGTTTATCCTCCAATATCTGTGTATTATTATCATTTGGATCAAATACGATTTGGACCGAACGCACCACATCCACTAATTTTGTATGACTAATCATATTCGAATATTGGGTCGCTTTTTCCTTGTCCAGTTCATCGCGCTCGTGCATTTGAATAGTTAATGATGGATGTTTGGGGTTCTTTGTCAACCGCAAAATCTCTTCAATACGAGGCACACCACGAGTCACATTGGATTTTGATGATACACCAGATAAATGGAACGTATTCAAAGTCAATTGAGTTGTAGGCTCACCAATTGATTGCCCAGCAACTACACCCACCATTTCACCAGGATGAACGATCGACTTTTTATACTTTAACAATACGGTTTCTAATAAAAGCACCAATGCTGCCTTATGAAAACGCTTGTTTACAATCAAATCGCGAGGAGTAAGATAGTAATAATATACTATTTCAAAAAGCGAATTGGGTTTTACAAAATGAATCTTTTGGATTTTACGGTAATATTCTTCGATGAGTTCAAACGCTTCCAATGGTGTAATATCTACAATTGTATTACTACCTAATCGCAACTCACCTTGTATATTTGAGATAGTATGTTGAAACGCAACCGGTAATTTTACGCCATTCTCGTTCTTTTTATTAAACACGCGATGAACTATATCTTCTCTCGCTTTCAACATCATCGTAATATATTCGTTACATTTATCCTTTGTTGCCTGTTTTTGTTTTGAGATGCGTCTTTTGGTTGCAGTATTATATACTTGTATTGTTTCATTTCGTTGTTCGTTTATACCAACTATATCATAATGTAAATAGATATCCTCGCTCGTCATTCCTACTAATGGAATAAACTGATTCTCTACTTTGGTAGAATCAAACCCATCATCGCCATACGCGAACTGAATTATCTTTCCCTTATTATTTCTAACAGTCATATCATATTCTACCTTCAAATCTTCTAGACCCTTAATTAATCTTCGTTGAATATATCCTGTCTGAGATGTTTTCACTGCTGTATCAATCAAACCAATACGACCACCCATCGCATGAAAGAATAATTCGGGCGCAGTTAATCCGGAAATATAAGAATTCTCAATAAATCCACGAGCACCAGGTGTATCGTCAAATTTACTGAAATGGGGCAATGTTCGATTTTCAAATCCGTATGGAATTCGCTTACCATCAATATTAGTCTGTCCCAAACAGGAGATCATTTGAGATATATTAATCAATGAACCCTTTGAACCTGAATTCACAATCATGATAAAACGATTATCTTTGTTTAATGATTTACGACTAATTGTTCCTGCTTGTTTTGTTGCCTCGTTCAATATATTGTTTACATTTGTTTCAAATTCAACGCTATTTGAAGCAGAAGTTTCATTCATAAATGAACCCATATGCACCTGGTCGATCAATGTATATACATCTCGTTTTTGTTTTGTTATTTCTTGAATAATCGCATCCTGGGTGCTGCGATTCGCTACTAAATCACTAATTCCTACACTGAATGTACTTGATTTCATATATTCGGTTATTACATTTTGGATATCATCGATAAACTGGGCCGCGTGTTCGTTGCCATAGTCATTTGTTATGCGATGAATTATACCCTTTGTAGAAGACCCCAACACACCTTTTTCGATTTGACCACGAATGTATTTACCATTGCGGATTTCAACTATATTATTTGATGTATTTGGGTCTTCACTTTCTTCAAAATATTTTGTTTTAAATTTCATTGTCAATGGTTGTAATATTTGAGATAATATCTCAAAACTCGAGATTGACCCGTTTTTTTTTGTTAATTCACGAATACTATTTACATCTACTTTTGAATACATCATCAATAAATTCATCGCATCACGCGGCGTAAACTTTATGTTTTCACGTGTAAAACGATAACACCCCAATAATGAATCCTGGAATATACCGATAATTGGGGAATTACTGGCTGGACTAATTATATGTTGGGTTGTTGCGGCTAAGTGTTTTAGTTCTGTTTCTGCCATTACATTCTGTGGCATATGCATGTTCATTTCGTCTCCCGACTAATCCCAAAAGTTTCCTAGAGGGTCGGACTGTATCTTAGACAAATTCAAGTTGATTAGACTATCATCATTCACCAACACCCGTTCAGTCTCTGAATGCCTATCATATCCTATCATAACGGACTTAGATAGTAACACTGCGGATTGCCCAATCCTACGACATTATTACCATTGGGTTCGGCTATTAACCGAGTTCCCCCAATTATGTTTCCATTATATTGGGGTGGTAGTTGTAGGCTCTAAGGGGTTTCCCGCATCAAGGTGTTTTGCTAATTCTTCTAAAAATTCTATTGTCATTTTTTTACTATCATCTATACTTATATGTGAACCACCGAAATCTGCTTTATATGAAGTTCCATTTTCGGTTATGTAAATATACCATCCATATTGTTTTTTGTCACGATTTAATGGTCTAATATATTTTTCATAATTCGAATCTATGGTTTTTAAATTCATAAATCTATCAAATTTTTGTTGTTTGTAATACTTCATTACACCAGCAGATACTCTTTTTTTACTTTCATCACAATGTCTAAATGTTTTACCTCCTATTTTCAAATTATATCCATTTGGATATATTGAATTAGATTCGATAATATATTTAGTTTCTAAATCATCCGCATCCTTTACTTCGCAATTATCAAGTATCTCTAATTCAAATTCACAACAACCATATTTTTTTATTGCTGAATTTAAATAATGACACTGATTTTTTTTACTAGAATATGCTTCTGATATATGACATTTTAAACGACCATTTCCACCATATGGACGATATCGTTTATGATTAAGTATGTGTGAGACTGCTTGACCTATATAAATCTTATTATTATTCATATTTGTAATTTTGTATATTTCACAATATCTTAATTTTTCATCATCTAATATTGTGTTTGACAGTTTCATTCGGTTTGATAGTTCCATTTATATAGTATGATATTTTTATTTCTTTATATTATTTTTGAAGAATTAACTAGGGGGTAGCAACCTTTTCAGTCCCCCTGTTTCCGACAGAGATTTATTCACTGCTTACACGCAGTGGAAACCTTAGTTTATCGAAATCCGCATTATACGGTTTAGTGCAGGCAACATTCATCCTAAATGTATCACCTTCTTTCATCACCTTTACAATATGACACATCATACTCATTCTATGTAGACTGGGTTGCCTATTGAATAAAATCGCATCACCATCCATCATATGACGATGGACGACATCACCATTTTCAAGACGAATCGAGCTGCGGTCAACATACCGGAGAGAGATGTTATCGCCATTTTTCCTTTCCAGAATATTGGAACCTGGGTATTTATCCGGACCATTCTGTATTAATGACAATAGGAAATCACGATTGCGATTATTAACCACCACCGGTTTCGTAATATTCTTTGCGATTTTCATCGGAACACCCAATTGACGAATAGATAAGTTTGGGTCGCCGGTAATGACAGAACGAGCACTAAAGTCTACGCGCTTACCCATCAGATTACCACGGATACGACCCGTCTTACTGTTCAGTCTACCCATAATACATTGGAATTGACGACCAGACCGCTGACGTAAACTATCAGCACCCTTCACCTTATTATTTACAACCATCGCAATATAATATTGTAACATGGTTGTCAAACTTTCAATCGAATTAGATGCCGCATCTGTCGCGATTTTATCGGCCAAGTCCTTGTTATACTTGATAATATTGCTGTAAATATGTGTCAAATCATCTTCACTTCGTTGCTGTGCGTCGTGTTTTACAGAAGGTCTCATCGCAGGTGGTGGGACCGGTAGAACTTGACATACCATCCATTCAGGACGAGACCAAATTGGACTATATCCCATAAATGAAACATCTTCATCCGAAATACGCTTGAATTGTTTTAAAATGATTTCTGGAGTATATACAACGGTCGCTTCCTCTTCAGCACCATTCAATCCCTTTAACCAAGTCGCATTGACAGTTGCGATATTATCTAAACGTATCTTATCGGGTTGTTTACATCCACAGCCATCAGTATTACCTTCGGTTTTACCGTCTCCACCGCAACGTTTTACCTTATTTTTCATAGTGGTGCTTGTAACATAATCCCAACGTTTTTCAGGGGCAAGATCTAAGATATGTTTATGGTCTTCTTTATTAATTAATAATTTACTACATTTATAGCATACG